ATTCTTCTAATGAAAAGAGCGATTGGATTAACGGTCCAATCGCTCTTTCTAAAAGCTCGCTGCGATGGGTCCGCGTGCGAGCAAATCAGTTGTTGCGTGATGCAGCCCCGTTAATGCTGCGTCCTGTCTATTTATGAAGACAGACGAAACGAGGCTCAATAGCAGCTGATTTCCGCGTTCGCCATGCCAAAAATTTCGGATTTACTCACCAGCCATCTGGCAGCCAAGTACCAACCACGTGTCTTCTGGCTTCAACCAGAACGAGTCTGCGTCAGCAGTTGCGTCGCGCGTGGCCGAAGCGACAGCGGCGGCGTAGCGCGTAAGCCCGTCTGGTAAACGAAGTGAGCCAGACGCCCCCGTAGGGGATGACTTCGTGAGCCTGTCTGGCAACTGAGGACGTAGGTGTAGCAAGAAATGGCTGCTTCTTCGGAAAAGATTCGCGATGAATCTTTGCAGGCCAGGTCGAAAGCAACATGCACCTAGCAACGCCTTCGCGCTGCAAGGGACTTCCTGACTTCGCTTCCAAAAACGCTCATCGCGTTTTGTGTCGCTGCCAGTCAGTCGTCTTTAGGAATTTCATCAACTACAAGATCGAACAGCCATAGTTAATCTAAACCCCCTGCTGTGGTTTTAGATCATCCTGCATCATCATGGACACCCCCTGCTTATCGTATGCCTCGCTTATTGGCTCCGCTTAGTCTTCAAGCTCTAGTGTTAGTAAAGCTGCCGTCCTGCCTTTGTGCCCAGAACCGCTAAGTTGTTCTGGAAAGCTTCGTACCCTTGAGTACCACCGCTACTGCGTCCGGTTGCAAGCCTATTCGGCGACCCTAACGTTTGCGGATGATGCGATCTCGTAGTTGAAATCTGTTTTGTAGTTGTGGGGTGTTTTGCGTCGGGTGACTGGGTGGGACGCCGTAATGACGAAATCCCAGTAACCTCGTCCGTTACTGGGATCGTCAACGTGCGGTAGCACGGATAATCAACTTTTTGCAACGGACGAGATTGCGTACATCGTATTTAGCGCAATGGTCAAAATCGATGCTTTAAGACGGAAAAAACGATGTTCTTGCCGTCGAACCCGATTTTACGAAGCCTTGCCCCGTTTGTCGAAATAAGATTGAGGCATGGACGCATATCAATTCTTCAAGGATTTCGCTGGACCGGCCTCGACGACCATCGCAGCCATCGCAGCGGGCTTCATCACGTGGAAGTTCCAGTCAGCCCAGGTCGAAACGGCGAAGCGGCAGTCTGAAACCGCACGCATGGCCGCAGAGACAGCCCGCAACAAGCTGAAGTTCGACCTGTTCGCTGAACGGCATCGGCTCTACCAAGTGGTCGTTGACTACATGAACCAGCTGGCGGCGTTGCAGCGGCATCAGGACCTCGACACCGAAAAGTTCTTCCGTGACACAGCGCCGATCAAGTGGGTGTTCCCAATCGAGGTCTACGATTGGATCGACCGCGAGCTGATGCCGTACGTCCAAAAGGTACTGGTCGTCCTGATGAACGGCCCTCACATCAACGACACGGGGCAGATTGACGTGGCGAAGACGATGGAGGCCAGCTCTATCCGTGCCCAGATTCTTCAGCAGTACGCTCGGCGTGACGAAGTTTTCAGCCAGTACCTGCAACTGCATTTCTGAGCGTAGCAGGCATGGCCTGAACTGTCGAAATTAAACGATGCCGCCCGGCCCATGCCCCGGCTGGTCGTCAGTAGCAGGCCGTACAACCCAGGTCTGCGCGTAGTCGTGGATCAGCTCCAAGGCGTCGATCACCCGTTCGTACCCCGCGAACACCATGTAGTTCTCGGTCAGCTTGACCAGATGGGCGTCCCACAGGTCAGGCAGGGGCTTCGTGGGCTGGATCAGCGTCGCAACCATGCTGGAGCGGTGCAGCATCTGTAGGTGGCGCTGCTCGACAAGGATGCGGCCCCTGTGTGCGGCCAGCCGACCCCATTGCCAGTTGGGGATCAGCTTTCCTTCATCACGACTACGAACAACGTCCCAGAGCATGCTGGGATCATACTGTACGGACATACAGTGTTGGCGCAGCGTCGGGTAAAGTGACACCCCCATCAGGAGACTTCGATGCTGACCGACATTTTCGCGACGCGCTACGACGAACGGCCAATCTGGACAGAGGTTGGCGAGCGAGAGCGGACGCTTTTGGTACAGATGTGGCGCATTCTCAAAGAGCAGTTAATGCCGTACCACACCCCACAGAATAAGGTCAACGAGCTTTTTCTACCGCTGTGGAAAGATACAGAGAGTCGCGTGAGCATGGAATTGGGCGTGAAGTCGCTTCATCCCCAGGTGTACGGGTACTACACCGCTAATAAAACGTGGGTTTCGGGCAGCTACACACTCGACTTTCAATGCGAGCAATGGATGACGGCGGCCCTCACTGACGAGAAGCAGGCGGACCGGCACATGAAGCAGCGGGTAAGCTTTGTGGAACTCGCATTTAGAAACCGGGAAGCGTTGTTGAACAAGCAAAGCGCTGAAGCTGAATCATCAGTACGCACGGCGCACGCACGTGAGGCGCTCAACGCAAAAAGGCACGGCATTGTGGTTACGGGAAGCTTTGCCGGAATGTTGAAGTCAGCTCACGACAATCAGATAAAAATCTGGGAGTCCTGCTGCGAGGAACTCAACACGCGGTTCCGACAGGCGAAAGTGCCGCTGAGCTACCACAACGGTTTTGTCCAGATAGCCAAAGACGAGCGTATCGAAGAGCAGATCGCGGAACCCTTCTGGGCATTGGTCCGCGACCCCATCTGGGCAAATGTCGACACCGACATGAAAGAAGCCGTAGACCGGCAGGAGTCAAACGACCGCGACCCTGCGTTCTATGCAGTGCGGGCTTTAGAAAGCGCGATCAAGATCGTCAGCGACCGCAAAGGCTGGACGACCGGTAATGAAAAGGGCGCGCACGCATTTATCGACAATCTTGTGTCGGCAAAGAATGGCCGCTTCGTTGAAGTATGGGAAGCCGACGCAATGAAGCTGATCTTCACGAACATTCGCAATCCGCTGGGACACGGCCCGGGCAGTGCTGAAATGCCCAAGCTCTCTGACACCCAGACAGACTGGACCATCGAGGCTGCGATGTCGTGGACAAAGAGCCTCGTGATGCGGATGTAGCGCAATTTACGTCGCGCTGATAAATACCCGCGATGCACTGGGGAGCTGGTGCAGTGGATACTTCAATGACGTTGGGCACGCCTCTTTCCAGAAATGGTCAGGGGCGTCGCCTTTTTGGCATGCAGCAATTGCCGTCTTCATAAATAGCCTGACAACAAAGGAAATGAAGATGACCACAACAATGCCTTCCCATTACGCCAATAGCCAAGAACACAGCCAGCGCTTGCTACAGGTATGGCGCTATTGCCGAGCCCGAGTTGAAGAACACACCCGCGCTATCAACGACTTTGAAAAATTTCGAGATTTACAACTCATTCCAACTGGATTAACCGTTGAAAAAACCAACGCGACAATTGACGGCCTAGTGTCTAAGCGCAATACCGATCTAGAGCTATTGAGGGCAATGATGCAAGCCGCATACGAGGGTATGTGGAATGAGGAACAGCAGATTGCAATGATGGAGACGCTGACCGAAGCATGACTCCAATTGCCAATTACTTGCTGAAAATGCAAATTAACCCCACCCCAGAACTGGAAAGGGCCTGGCATCTTGCTGCATTAAAGGCGGGACCAGCACTGGCATGGAGGGCATTGGTCAGGCAGCAATTGGGCGGTGTAGTACCTAGATGGTGCCCGGAATTTACTTGGAAGGCGCTGCCCGGTTCTTTCCGCAACTGGCAGCAGCCATTTGAGGTCTGGTTGCTATTCACAAGCGAGCAAGACAAGACCCAGCTTGAATTTATGGTAGGAACAAAATGATTTACGAACCCATCACCTACACATCGCCCCTGTTGTCGTCCTTGGGGCACCACAACCTGCCTAGCGGGATCGAGCAGCGATGCAGTCTCGGCATTTGGGACAACCAGGACATAACGGCAACCACCGCAAAGTTTCGCGCACGCTGTGACGAGTACGTGGACTGGTTGATAACGACCTGTGGTGACGATGCCCTAATACGCGCTTTTGTGACTGCAGAGCGCAAGCAACTTAGGGTCGAGCACGTCTACGGGTCGACAAGCTATGAACTTAACGGGCAGTGGGATGAGTATGACTACATCCCGTACCTCTATTTCAGGATGGACTTCGATCCATCAGCGGCTGTGGGTTTCAAACTGCGCTTCGGTGACGGTCTGGGCATGAACGGTAGCAAGTAACCATGACCGAAAACGAAATGAATGGCCCCAGCTACTTGCCAGACGACGACAACGACGACTGGATGGAAGACGAAGGTATGCGCTACATCTGGGTGGGCGACAACGGCATTCAGGTGCCCATTGATGCAACGCCAAAGCAAGAGGACGAAGCCAAAGCCAGACTGTTTGCGCTGATGGGCAGTGGCCTTCAAGAAGCACTCGACGAGATTGACAACATGACATTGGCGAACGCACAGGAACGTGACAAAGGCTGATGCCACTTCGTGACGGTTCGCGATGAACGTCGGACGGCAAAGGGTGTTCAAGAGTCAGACCTGACAACCAAGCTGCATGTGCGCCAAAACAGCTTTCTCAGCGGAATCAGCGTAATTTAACGATGATTCCCAACACGTGACGCACACCTCTAAAGGTCACAAGAGCCCCTGTAAATCACGATAAAGCAGCACGTCAAAACAGCCCCACGGCAACCCCTAGAAGACGCACCAGCAGACGTTTGATGCCAAGCAATACCCAGACGTGTCCATGACGCCCAGACGCTCCTAGCCACTAATGCAATCATGTTGCAATCAGCTTAAAGGGTGCACCAGCCGTGCACAACCTGGGGGACAGCGCTAAAGCCTTGTGGCATCTGGTGTTCTGCATTGCTCCAAAGTAGACGAACTACTTTGGCCTCACGTGCATGTGCAAGTTGTTCACAGCCTAGGTGCACCGCCCTCTGAGGGTTGCTGAAAAAAGCAGCATCATGACGTGACTGCCACAGGGTAGGGGTACGTACACAGTGAAAATCGAGTGGTTGTGGCTTGGCGGATGGTTGGCATCTGCCGTGTCTCGAAAACGGCTTCATAAATAGTGGTTCCAACAGGAGAACCACAATGTCAATCAAGACCATCCCACACACCGACTTTTTCGGACCTGACCAAACAGAGGCCGTTGAGATTCCAGCCGACAAACTTCAGCCATTCATCGTTGATGGCCGAGTAAGCCACGATGAGGACATCACTTTGCGCTATCTGATGCAGATCGTGAAAGTGTCGCAGTGCCTAGACGACGAAACACAGGAAGTCCTCAACATCGACGGACCCGCTTACTCCCAGGTAGCAGTGCCGTTCAAGGTCACTGGTGAGGAAATGCTGAAAAACCCATCACCCGAACAGCAACGTGACCTCTGGGAATGCCGTTATGAGCTTGCGAGGAAAAAGCTGCAAGAAATCATTGAATCCGGGGAACTGCCGCATAAGAGCAAGGTGGTTGCATGATCGAGTGGACAAAGACCGATTACGGCTTTGAGAGCACTTCGGCAAGCCTAGAAGACATGAGGGAAGTTATCCAATATTTCGAGGAGATGGGTCCTTGGGAACGTGGCACCCCGGTGCGTTATGCCTACGTGACAAAGACAACGGAGGAACTATTTGCTTGCTCTGGTGCTATGGTGCCATTCGACACGGTCTCTTACCGCATAACTGTTGTGGTGCAAGATCACCACGCAGTCGCGTTCAAACTGCGGTGGATGTGATGCAAATCTACAAACAGATCAAGCTCACGAACGACGATTACTACGGCTACATCATCCTCAGCGAATTACTGTCCGACATTGACGAAGTGGAAAAATGGGTCAACGCCAACATCGAATGCACCTTGATCGGTTGGACTCGATACGACGGTGAAGATTTTGGCCTGCGCTTCGGATTCCAATACAGCCTTCGGTTCTCGTTTAAGGAAGCAGCTGACGCCGCGCATTTCGAGCTACGCTGGCTCTAACGCTTTCGGGGTCGTCGTTGGTTACGGCGATCCTGACTGACCTTCATACCGCCGTTTGCGTCCCAGTTCCACTTCTTGATTGCTTCGCGCAGTAGGTGGTACCACTCGGGCATCTGGTCCACGGTAGCGAAAAGGGGTTCTTCCCGTTCTCGCCACCTTAGGTCCACACCTTCCCGCATCGCGGCTTCTTGAACGACCTTGCATCGTTCTCGGATCACAGCCAGACGTTCCCTGTTCTGCAACTCCAGGTCAGCGAATCCCTGACTTGCCATCGCTTCTGGCAATCCCCGTTCGCGTAGTTGCTTTTGGATTTCCTTCTTAAGACCGGACATGCTTGTAGGCGCGTCGTGCGTCCATCCACGCAATGTTCTCCAGTCGCATGTCTGTCTTGTCGTTGTTGACGAAGACCGCTTTCCATTTCTCCGTCCAGCCACTTGGGCGCTCCAAGAACGCTTCGGCCATCAAGCGGTGAATGTATTTGGTGCTGGGTCGTGCAGGCAATCCCACGTACAGCACCACTGCCCAGCACGCCGCAATCTGTTGCCACTTGCGTTCGATCTTGGTTGTACTCGACCGCACCACACCCAGACGGTTGATTTCGTAGGGCGCGCAGCCCCTTACGGGTACGAATCCCGATTCGTCACTTGAACTCATAAATATCACCTAGCCCTCAAAAGTTGCTCATCGGCTATTTATGAGCGTGGGGCGGAGGTGATGAATGGATAACAACGAGAAGGGGCAGCTAGCCCCCATGGATGAAAGCCTTGAGGCCGAGCGCAAGCGCCTTGAGGAAATCAACAAGGACATTCAGGAAAACGGGCTGGCTGTGCTGGCTGATCTGCCCATCGCGGAGCGGATCAAGGCGTACCGCTACAAGAAGCGCGATCAGGAGCACGCCGGGATCATGCTGGACGCGACGTTCAGCATCTTGGGAGACCTGGAGGGCATGGCTGTATGGGGAGACCAGAACAAACACCTGTTCTACCCCCTGTACCTGAAATACAAAACTGCCATGGCCCAAGCGCTTGCGAGTGGCAAGAGTGCCAGTGGCACGCAGATTGTGATTCAGACCAATGTGCCCGCTGGCCCGCTCGATCATGGCATCTACACCATCGACGTTGAGGGTGGCGCCCCTCTAGAGGGCGACGATGACGAGTAACACAAAGGTCATTGCCGCGCGCTACACACCGAGACGCGAAGCGGTACGCGTTCACAACCGCACCAAGCGGTTCGGCCTAGTGGTCTGCCATCGACGTTGGGGCAAAACAGTCATGAGCATTCACGAGCTGAAGCTTCGTGCGCTGATGAAGAATTTGAAGGCCGATAACGCCCGCAACGCAGCTAAAGCAAAAGCAGCAGGCAAGCTATTCACACCCCGTCCTGACGCGGCTACGCCCCGGTATGCATACGTGGCCCCGTTCCGCACGCAGGCCAAGGACAACGCTTGGGACTACCTCAAGGAATCGGTAGCGGACATTCCGGGAATGCGGATCAGCGAAAGTGAACTGAGCGTCACCTTCCCGCACAACGGCGCGCGAATCAAGATTTACGGCGCGGATGACCCAGACAGCTTGCGGGGCGGCTACTTCGACGGAATCGTGTTGGACGAGTACGGCGACATGAAGGGCGAGGTCTGGACAGCGGTTGTTCGCCCGATGCTTTCGGACTACGAAGGCTGGGTTCTGTTCATCGGCACGCCCAAAGGACACAACGCGTTCTACGAACAGCGCGAGAAAGCACGCCTCAACGTCAAGGGCAACTGGTTCTACCTCGAAGTGAAGGCCAGCGAAAGTGGTGTTCTGTCTCAAGAAGAACTGGCAGATGCACGTCTGGAAATGGACGACGACGAGTACGCGGCGGAATACGAATGCAGCTTTGATGCGGCAATCAAGGGCAGCTACTACGGCAAGTACATCTCAGACCTGTACGAAACGCATGTGGTGCCAGTTCCGCACTACCAAGGGGCGCGCACCTACGCGTTCTTCGACTTCGGGCGGGGTGACGCCACAGCATGCGGCATTGTTCAAGTAATCCGCGGAAACATCCACTTCGTTGACTTCATGCAGGTAAGCAATCAGTGGGTGGGCGAGATAGCAGATGCGCTTCTGGAAATGCGCGATGCCAACGGGGATCGATACGAGATCGAAACGCTGTACGTCCCATGGGATGCGCGCTCTGAGTTCGCGGTCGCTGAACTGCCGCTTTTGGAGCAGTTGCAGGACATGACCGGCATTGACGTTGAGCCAGTGCAACGCCACTTCGTCAAGGACGGCATTCACGCGGTTCGCAAGATGCTGCCGCAAATGTATTTCGATGACGACCGCTGCTACGCGCTTGTGGAGCATTTGAAGGCGTACAGCCGCAAGTACAACCGCGACAAGCAGGTATTCGCAGAAGACGCACTCCACGACATCCACAGCCATGCAGCGGACATGGTGCGGTACTGCGCTTGGCAGCTCACACCTGAGCTGCTTCGCAAGTCATCACAGCGAACGCCCAAGCCCTTGTCCAGCAAGAAGGGCAAGGAGCTCTACGACGCAAAGATTCGCATAAATACGTTGAAGCCACTGGGCGTCACGCTCGACCAACTCTACGCATCACAGCGTCGTGGCCCTAGTCGTCCCACTCGTATCTGAGGAAAGGAATGTCAAGACAAGAACAAATTCGCGCAAGCATCAAGAGCCTCAGTCAGTTCGATGACACGCCAGAAGGCCAACAACGCCGCTGGATGGCAGAAATCGCCGCAGCTGAGAAGAAGTGGGGGCAGTACAAGAACCAAGCCCGTGCCACTTACAAGAAGTACCTGGACCTAGACCGCACGGCCACGGACGGTCTGAACAACATGAACGTGTTCAACACGAACACCAACATGCTGATGAACATGCTGTACGCACGGCCGCCAGAGCCCGATGTCAGCCGCCGCAACGTGGACCCCAACGATGCCATTGGCCGCGTAGCTGGCTTGATCCTTGGTCGGGCTATGAAGTTCGACTACAGCTTGGACGACATGCACGAGACGTTGCGCAACGTCGTCAAAGACTACTTGGTCGTTGGTCTGGGTGTGACGTGGCAGCGCTACGACCTCACAACCGAACTTGATCCACAACTGACGGACGACATTGACGAGTTCGGCAACTTGGTTGAACCCGATCCGATCGTTGTCGATGAACAGACCCCCACAGAGTACGTGAACTGGGACGACTTCCTTGTTGGCCCATGCCGCACATGGAGCGAAGCGCAGTGGGTTGCACGTCGCACGTTTCTGCCCTACGACGCCTTGAAGGCCCGCTTCGGTGAAGAAAAGGCGGACACCATCGGCTTCGGTGAAGACCTCGAAAGCAATGACGGCCAGTTGCTGATGGAAGCTGAAGTTTGGGAAATCTGGAACAAGCTGGACAAGAAGGTCTATTGGATGTGCAAGTCAGCACCAGAACTGCTGGACGAGCGCGATGACTTCCTACATTTGCCCAACTTTTTCCCGTGCCCCAAGCCGCTGATTGCCAACACCAGCACGCACAGCTTTGTCCCGAAGCCCGACTACGTGTTGCATCAAGACCAGTACAACTTGCTGAACCAGTTGAACAACCGCGCTTCCAAGCTCATCGGCTTGATCCGCGCAAGCGGTGTGTACAACGGGAAGATTCCAGAACTGAAACAGCTACTGGATTCCAATAACGGCGACGGTCTCATGATCGCGGCTGCGAAGTGGGAACAGAACCTTGCAGACAAGGGCGTTCAAAGCCAAGTGCAGTTTGCGCCCATTGCGGAATACGCGACGACGCTTTCACAGGTGCTGCAAGCACGCGCGGGCGTCATGCATGACATCGAGGTACTGACGGGCATCACGGACATTACCAAGAGCATGGCACAGCCCTACGTGACCGCACAAGCGGAGCAGATGAAGGGCAGCAACACAATCACTCGTATCGTGGACAAGCAACGCCAAATCGGTGAGTTCGTGTCCGGTGTTCTAAAGCTGAAAGCGCACTTGATGTGCCAGCAGTACGACCCGCAACGTTTGATGGATCGCTGCGGTCAGTTGTACGACGAAGACATGCGCTATGTGCCACAGGCTGTCCAGCTTCTCAAAGATGCTGGCGCGAGAGAGTTTCGTATCGAGGTGCAGGCCGACAGCATGGCAGTCGCTGACCAGACAGCAGACAAGGCAGCAGCAACCGAGTTCCTGATGGGCGTGAGCCAGTTCGTGAATCAAGGTCTGGTTGCAGCCAAGGAACACCCCGAAGTCGGCCGCATCTTGCTTGAGTCATTCCGCATGGCTGCGAGCAAGTTCAAGGGCAGCGAAAGCCTGTTGGGCGTTGTCGATGAAGAAGTGCGCAACCTGCAAAAGCAAGCGCAGCAGCAACGCGACAACCCGCAGCCACCCAAGCCAAGTCCCGAAGAAATCCGCATGCAGATGGAGCAGCAGAAGATGCAGCACGAAATGCAGCAGGACCAAGCCAAGGCACAGCGCGAACAACAGGACGCACAAAACAAAATGGCGACTGACGCGCAAAAGGCAGACGCGGAAGCCAAGGTAGAGCTTATCAAGGCACAGGCCGAGAAAGAGCGTGTCGATCAAGAGCATCAGATTGCAATCATGAAGCTTGAGCTTGAGCGTCAACGTCTGGTGCTGGAAGAAAAGAAACTGGTGCTTGATGCCAAGCTGAAAGCCCGCGCTACATTGCCCGCACCCGGTCAAGTCCTCAACACCGACGACAAGTTGGAAGACTACGTGGACATGAACGGTATGACGCAAGAAGTTCAAGGCGTCATGGCCGAAGAACACGCGCGACACCTAACACCCGAGTTTGTGTCCAACATGCTCCAGCAAATGGACGCGCGCATGTCCCAGATGGCCGCACTGATTCAAGATCAGAACGCCCAGATGGCAGCCAATCTCGAACAGGCGATAAATACCGCTGTAAGCACGCCTTTGCCTGAGCAATCCTTCAAGTTCACGAAGGACCTCGACGGCAACATTAGCGGCACTATCCAATAACAAGAAGGGAAAGACCCCATGATTTCAGACTACCTCGCAAACGCGATCCTCGGCCACATTCACGGCAAGGCGTCATTCACGATGCCAGCCAACTTGTGGATTTGCGGCTCGACAACGACGCCCACACTCACGGGCACGAACGTGACGCCCATCGGCACACGCGTTCAGACCACTGCTGCAACGTGGAACACGCCCGCGCTTCGTTCGATTAACAACAGTGCAACGATTGACCTCGGCACGATGGTCACGGGCGGCACGATCACGCACTTGGTTGCCTACGACGCTTTCTCGGGCGGCAACTTCCTGTTCTTCGTCCCATTGACCTCGGCAAAGACAGTTGCATCGGGCGACCCGGTGAAGATCGATCCGAGCATGGCGACTACGACCTTGAATTCGGTCTAAGCACACGCGCACGCGAGACAGGGGACCTCGCGTCCCCATTTGTTCATGGAGGCTTAGATGCTGACTTTCACACTTCCCGCAACGCTGACGCTGTACGGCGACGGCAGCAACACGACAGAGCTTGTTGATCTGCCACCCGGTGTCCGCATCGAGGTAGAGCAAGTGGGCTTCGGTTGGACGACCGACTTCTACTGGGATGAGCCCACGTTCTTGATCCAGATCAGCCCGAATGGCGTCTTCAACTGGCGCTTGACGCATCCCGATTACGAGACGCTTCTGTTCACCATGGAAGCGATCACGAATCCCAACCCCGAAGAAGAGCTTCCACCGGAAGAGGGCGAGGGCGAGTAAATGGCATCGATCCCTAAGTTCTACAACGTCACGACCGGCACTGCAACGGCTGGAACAACTACAAACGCTTCCATCACCACGACTACGGGCGACTACTACATCGTCTCAACGTGGCGCTATGGAACGGTGGCTGTGCCGACCTCCGATGCAAACGTGACGTTCACGCTGCTGCATTCGGCTCAGGTCAACGGCGGACTTAACCCGGTCACTCTGTACATCTACGGCGGCTTCTGCACGTCAGGCAAGTCAGGCAATGTCAGCTTCAACGTCACGTCCGGCCTAGATCAAGGCTTCATTATCGATCGCGCAACTGGGGTCAACACAACGGCGCCGGTTGCGCAGGTAGCAAGCGGGTTCTCAAACAGCGTTGGCGTCGTCACGTACGGCTCCTACGTGAACGCCCCATACGTGTTCACGAACATGACGCCAACTGATGCCCAGTGGTATTCGCTGGGAAGCAACGGCGCAATGGTTACCCAGACAACCGATGTGTGGGACTATGAGTGGAACACCTCGAACTTCTCATCGAACGTTGCGGCTCTTTTGGTTGAGTTCAACGGCACCCCTGACGCGGCGTCTGGCACTGACAGTGGGTGGATTTTGCCCCGTCATGCGGTCACGGGCGCGGATGCTGGCACGTCTAGCGGAACGGCATGGACGAACCCTTTGAACGTACTGACGCTCGACGGCACGAGCGCGCAGATGATTACGTCCGGCTTTGCATCGATGATGCAACTGACGACCTACTACCCAGTCAATCTCCCGGCAGGTAAGGTTCTCGCGGGAATCGAGTTCAGAATCACCGGCTCGGCGACTGCTTCGGGCATGACCCTTCAACCGGTGATCTACGAGCCAACCGGTGGCACCTTTGGGCTCGCGCCTCTTAACTTGCCGTCCACGACAAGCGCAGTAACGGGTGGAGCATCGACAAACCTTAATACGCAGAATTACAGCGCTGTAATTGCGAACTCAACTCGATTTCGCGTGTGCTGGACCCAGAATTCAACGTTCGGCTCGAACACAACAAGTCTCGATTGCATCGAGGCAAAGTTCTACTGGTCTGATCCGCCTATTACGGTCGGCCCAAAGACCGGAACAAGCGCGGCAACATCGGGCGGAACTGTCTCATGGGCCACGCCGTCGAATGGCCTAGCTAGCGACAACAACTACACGACTCACACCACGTCAACTACTGCGGCAAACATGCCGTACCTGAACATTACTGGGTACGACTTCAGCAGCATCCCAGATGATGCAACGATCACCGGCATCTCTTTGTCAATCGAGCGCAAGTATTCTGGTGGAACTACGGGCAACGTGCGAGACAACACCGTCCAGCTAATGAAAGCTGGAACGCGCGTCGGTACAAATCTGGCTGCGACCTCGACAAACTGGGGCACCACTGACACATCGATTGTTTACGGCAACGCGACCTTTCTGTGGGGAACGACCTGGACTCCCGCCGACATTAAGAATCCGAACTTCGGTCCGAGCTTCCGTGCCATCGGCAACGGTACGGGCGCGAACCGGGTCGCGAACGTCGATAGCATCACAGTTAGCGTGAGCTACACGGGTGGCACGGTCGTCGCGACCGACCCCTACTGGGGCAACGTTGTTGCGGCTCTGCATTTCAACGGCACCAACGGCAGCACGACGATGCTTGACCAGACGGGCCGAAGCTGGACCGCGTACAACGGCGCAGCACTCAGCACCACAGCCCCAATCATGGGATCAGCGAGCCTTGCGCTCGACGGAACCGACGACTACATCAAGTCAACAACGAACCTCGATGACCTCAGGTTCGGCACGGGTGACTTCACGATTGAAGTTGACTTCAAACCCAACAGCTCAAGCGGTGGTCAGATCTTGGTCGACTTCCTCGACTCAAACATGACCGCAGGGTGGCAAATCTACCTTAGTGGATTTGGAAGTGGCATCGGCTTCTACACCGACGCGGACTTTAACTACATCGAGGCAGGCACGCATTCGTGGGCAGACGGAGACTGGCACCAAGCAGTTGTGACGCGAACCGGCGGAAAGTTGAGGATTTTCCTCGACGGCCAGTTGTACGCCACCGTGAACAACACCGTGAACTACAACCAGACCGCACCCGCACTTGTGATCGGGCGACAGGGCTACGACCTTGGTTATGGCTTCAACGGTTTAATTGACGAAGTTCGGATCACGAATGGCGTTGCGCGCTACACAGCCGCGTTCACGACCTCTGAAACCGAGTTCCCGCACGGCGCTCCCAGCTACGCAACGCCCCCTGTTTACGTGGGTTACAGCCAATCGATTGGCTTCACGCAGGCAGCGGTACTGAACACGTGGAAGTCAATCGGCTACTCGCAGACCGTTGGCTTTTCCCAAGCAGCGGCACTCACGACCCCGAAGATTCTGGGTTATGCGCAATCGGTGTCGTTCTCGCAAGCAGCGGCGCTGACAACGCCCAAGTCCCTTGCTTACGCGCAGGACGTGTCGTTTACGCAGGCGGCAGCGCTGACCGTGACGAAGATGCTTGCTTATGCGCAGACGGTTGACTTCAGCCAGTCCGCATCCTTGACCATTGCCGGAACGGTGGGCTACAGCCAGGTCATTAGTTTTACGCAGGCAGCAGCACTGACAACGCCTAAGTTCCTCGCGTACAGCCAGCCCATCTCGTTGACGCAAGCGGTGACGCTTACCAGCCCCAAGGCGCTGTCGTACACGCAAAGCATTGACCTGACGCAGACAGCAGCGTTGACGACGCCTAGGGCTCTCTCGTACACGCAGAACGTCTCCTTCACACAAACGGCAGAGCTGAACACGGGAAATGCCCCGGCAGTGCCCGATTTTGGAGGCGGTGGCTATGTGGTGGAAGACCCCAAGGTGCATCGTGAACGCGGCGAGAAGCGCCGCAAGATCGTTGAAGACCTGATCGACCCGAAGCCCGTTGTTGTCGAAACAGAAACGGCCCCAGTAGCGGCAGATGAGACCGTTGAGCTTCCGCCAATGAGCGTGGAGCCTTTCGTCTTTCCCATCATAAATATCACTGCCGAAGAAGTGCAGATGGTTGCTGATTTCCTTGCCCAGCAGAGAAACCTTGCGATGCGTCAACGCATTCGAGACGCAATCAAGGGAGTGGGGAATGATCTACACGGCAGGATGCCCGGCATGTGAGCATGTTCAAACGTACATGCGCAGCATGGCTGAGCGACACAACACACCAGACTGTGAACAGTGCGGTGTGAAGACGGAGAAAAGGCCCGATCACGTGATGGTCGGTGCAATTGGTATCGCAGACCACGCAAGCTTTGTTTCACCCATCGACGGACGCCGCTACTACGGCAAGACGCAGATGAATGAGCACAACAAGAAGCATGGCGTCTTACCGCAAAGCGAACTGAAGGGTGAAGCAAGCTATCAGAAAGCGGAGCAGAAGAAGAAGGATCGCGCAGCGCGCAAGAAGCAAATCGGCGAAGTGGTTCGCCAACTGACATAACAACAAGGAAAGGGAATGGAAGACACCAACATCGAACAAGTAGAGCAAGCGGAACCCAGCGACCGCCGATCCATGCTTGAAGCAGCATTTGCGGACATGGAAACGCCTGAGGTAGAAACCGAGGTGGCCGCACCCGTTGAAGCCGCGGAGCCAGAAAAAGAAGAACCCGCTGTAGAGACGCCGCAAATCGAAGAAGAGACAGCAACAGAGCCGGACGTAAAGATCGATCGCGCGCCCAACTCATGGAAGGCCGATGAACGCGAAGCATGGGAAGCCATTCCCGAATCCGCACGCCGTGCGATTGCCCGTCGTGAACGTGACCACCAAGAATACCTGCGCACCAGCGCCGATGAACGTAAGACGGCCAAGGAACTGAAAGAGACCTTGGACCCGTATCGCGCTGAGTTCCAGAGCATGGGCTACGAGCCGATGGTTGCCGTCAAGGGCTTGCTCAATGACGTGTACACACTGCGTCGTGGCGACCCACAGACCAAGGCGCGTCTTCTGGCAAACATCGTCAAGAACAACAACATTGACGTTGACCTGCTGAGTTCGGAACTTTCCGGCGCATACACGCAGCAGACACAGGTGCAGCAGCAGTACACCCCGCAGGATGTTCAACGCCTTGCACGTGAAGAAGCACAGCGCGCATTGCAGGCTGAACGTGAAGCCGCACAAGCCTCAGATGCAGACCGACAAGTCGTTGAGTTCATGAACGACCCTAAGAATGAATTCCTTCGTGACGTGCATCCCGTCATGCAGGGTCTGTTGCAGTCGGGCAGCGCGAAGACTTTGGCACAGGCCTACACGATGGCTTGCAACGCCGATGACAAGGTGCGCGGCATCATCGAGAAGCGCAAGCAGAACAACAACGTGCAAAGCAAGCTGTCCGCGTCCGCGAGCTTGAAGGGCACGGCACCACGCGCACCAGCTGCGAAAGTCCAGGTCAGTGACCGTCGCGCATTGCTGGCCGCGCAATGGGACGCGCATTCAGCAGACGACAAACGCGTCTAAAACGCTCATCTGCATAAATAACGTGTGAAAGGCTTCGGCCTTTCTACGCTAGTTTCACACGCGCGGAACCCGTCCCTGAAGGCAGGACACACGCAGGACTTACGAGCCCCCTGCGACCCATCGCCATTAAACACTCCCACAGCGGAATGACCACTAGTCGAGAAGTTCTTGGGCTTCTTTGCAAGTTCAAACCTAAACACTGGGAGAAATAATTAAATGGCTTTTCCAAATCTAAACGACATCGTTGCGACGACTATTGAAAATCGTCAAAAGGAAGTCGCTGACAACGTTACCAAGCACAACGCAGTGCTTCAAGCTCTCCGCACCATCGGCAACATCAAGAATGCGACGGTCAGCGGTGGCTCCACCATCATGGAAGAACTGTCGTTCGCCGAAAACGGCAACGGTGGCTTCTACTCCGGTTACGACACTCTGGCTACCGCTGCACAAGACGTGATTAGCTCCGCTACTTACGGCCTGAAGCAAGCTGCTGCGCCTGTTGTGATCTCTGGTCTGGAAGAACTCCAGAACAGCGGCAAAGAAGCGATGATCGACTTGCTCGACGCACGCCTCGAAGTCGCAGAGAGCACCCTGATGAACATCATCAGCGCTTCGATCTACGGCGACGGCACCGGTACTTCCGGCAAGGCCATCACGGGTCTGGCTGCTGCCGTTCCGGTCAGCAACGCAACCGGCACATACGGTGGCATTGACCGCGCTACGTGGGCTTTCTGGCGCAACAAGAAGCGCAAGGGCGCTGGTACTGACTTCGCAGGCACGCTGGACGCAACGAACATCGTTGCACAGATGAATGCGTTGTACATGTCACAAGTGCGTACTAATGACAAGCCTAACCTGATGGTTACCGGCATTGACCTGTACGGCATTTACGAATCCACGCTGATTGCCCAGCAACGTTTCAGCTCTACGTCGCAAGCGCAAGCTGGCTTCGACACGCTGATGTTCAAGGGTGTGCCAGTTGTGTTTGACACCAACGGTATCCCCGCTGGCGTTCTGTACTCGCTGAACACGAAGTACCTGAAGTTCCGTACCCACAAGGATCGTAACTTCTCCAAGCTGGACAACCGCATCGCTTACGCGCAAGACGCGAAGGTCGAAATCATGGTCTGGGCCGGCAACCTGACTTGCTCTAACGCAGGTCTGCAAGGTGTCTTGTCCAACTAAGGATAAGTAGAAAGGGAACAAAGCGGAGGCATGTCCTCCGCTTTTTCCAAATCCGCATCCCCATGGTGGGGGTGAAAACAACAAGAACAAAGGAAAGCAAATGAGCGATACATACGACGAAGACTACAGCGACGAACCCCGTGATGGCCGTGGCCGTCTTTCTGGCGACGAGAAGTTGCATGTCAAGTTTTACACCCAAGGCGTTGAAAGCACGCTTGAATCTGCAGAAAAAGGCCGAAGGATTACCAAGGACGAAACGTTCATCCTCATCCGCATCCCCGGCGACCAGCACATGAACATCGATACGTTCGCAACCGAGGCGTACATCAAGCGCTTCCCGAACGAGTACAAAGCGTTCATTGCGAAGAAGGAAGACGACCTGATTGGTACGCCCGTGGAATCCCTGCGCGGCATTACCCCATCCGTTGTGTCTGAACTGCGCACCCTGCAAGTTCGCACAGTGGAAGACCTGGCTGACCTGTCCGACAACGTGACGATCATGGGTCTGCAAGAGTGGAAGCGTAAGGCAGCAATCTTCCTTGAGAAAAACAGCGTTGCAGCAGCCCAGAAGAAGGAAGCCGATTTGATGGCCCGCATCGCCGAGCTGGAAGCCCGCGTGAATGCGCCTGTAGCCAAGGCAAAGAAAGGCTCGGACTCCGAAGAATAAGGAGGCTGAGCGATGCGCAACACCCTCATTGAAACAGTCTCGCAAGCGTTGGGCGAACTAGCCCAGCCGATGACAGAACAGGTCTTTGCCAGCGACCGCAGCGACGTTCAACTCATGTTGTCGTTGATTCGCGGTGCATGCAAGGGACTTGTCAAGTTGCACGACTGGAGCGAACTGCAAACCCTGTACTCGTTCCAGACTGTGCCGGGTGTTGCCAGCTACGTTTTGCCAGCAGACTTTGAACGTCTGATTGGTGAAACGATGTGGAACCACAGCGAGAACTCCCCGGTGTTCGGCGCTGTGTCGCCCCGCGACTGGGCGACCATCAAGGGAAGTGGGATCGACATCGGTCCTACGACCCGTTTCCGCTTTCAGGGCGGCAAGCTTTACCTGACTCCCACGCCACAAAGCGCGCAGGAGATCAGCTTTGAATACATCAGCGGTTACTACGCGATCAACCCGGGTGACTTCGTGCGCAAACGCACGTTCACGGGCGACTCAGACATGTACGTGTTTGACGATGCGCTAGTAACGGCACTCGTGAAAGTGAAGTGGCAAGACTCCCAGGAGATGGACACCACGAACACGCTTGCGGAATACAACGCGTTGCTGGACACGGTGCAAAGCAGTGACGGTGCGCCCGGCAATCTGTACCCGTCCAGCCGATTCCGAATGATCGACGGCTGCAACATCCCGGGTTCGGGTCTGGGGAACTAAATGGCAATGTACAAGAAGCCTACCAGCCCCAAGCGTGTCCCTAAGCGCCAGCATCTGCAATCGCAGTCCATAGGTGCGCCCACGAAGGGTCTGAACCTTCGCGATCCATACGCAAGCATGGACGTTTCATACGCGATCACATGCACGAATCTCAACGCGACACCGCAGGGTCTGACAGGCCGTCGCGGCTCGATCAAGACTGCAATCGGTCTGACGGGGCGTGGTAGTTCGTGGATGGGATACAAAGGCCAGACAAAAGCGGATGACCGCAATTTCTGTGCAGCGGGCACCAGCATCTACGACGTGACAACGAGCGTCAGCAACCCCACACCTGTTGTGACGGGCTTGCTTTCCCCGTACTTCGAGTCGGTCACGATGACTACCAACGGCGGCAACTACTTGGTTGCTTGCAATGGCGAAGACACAGCGCGTTTCTACAGTCCTTCGTCAGGCTGGTCATCGTTCTCTTTCGCAACGACACCGACCGCCCCGGGTCAGATCAAAACGGGCAGCATTCCGTCCCTGTCGGATTGGTCACAGGTCATGACGCATCAGCGTCGTATCTGGATCGTCCGCAAGAACAGCACGCAAGCCTTCTACATGCCCATCGACAGCATGGGTGGTGAAGCATTCGGGTTCGACTTCGGCCCATCTTTCCCACGCGGCGGCAGCTTGCGCGCACTCGCATCATGGAGCACAGACAACAGCACGGGCATCAACAACATGTTGGTTGCCGTGTCCAGTGCAGGCGACGTAGCGCTGTATCAGGGCAAGAACCCCGCAGATGCAACGACCTGGAGCCTCATGGGTGTCTGGCAGCTGGCAGAACCTCTTGGCATCCGTTGCTTGACGCAGTTTCAGGGCGACGTGCTGTACCTGTGCAAAGAGGGCTTGAAGCCCCTGAGCCTGTACATGAAGGCGAACCGCAACGACGACAGCGTTTCGTTCTCGTTGCTGATCGACAAGGAAATTACCGCACAGGCACGCTCCGTGGGCTCTCTAAGGGGCTGGGAAGTAATGCCGTACGCGGGCAGCAACATGCTGATCCTCAACGTCCCGGCAGCAAACCCAGACCAGAACACACAGTTCGTTTACAACACCATCATGCATGCGTGGTCGCGTTGGGACGGTGTACCCGCGCAGTCGTGGTGCGTCTTCAACGACGAACTGTTCTTCGGCTCAAACGGTTTTGTGGCAAAGGCAGACGTAGGGCACAAAGACCTCGTGAACTTCGACGGCACGGGCGGTACCCGTTACATCGGACGCGCACAGCAAGCGTTCTACAACTTCGGCACACCCGGACTGAAAAAGAAGTACATCCGTGCACGCCCCAACATCGTTTCGACAACGACGCAGCTTGAAGTAAAGCTGAGCTTCAACGTCGAATACGACTTGTCACCTCCGATGAACAGCGCTGCTTCCAGCTACCCGAACGGGAACACATGGGACAGCGGCAAGTGGGATCAAGCCACTTGGGCGGATGGGGCAAACACAATCAACATTGGTCAAGGCATTCGTGGTGTCGGCACTTGTGGGAGCGTAGCAATCGCATTCCCGGTCAACGACGACATCATGTGGGTGGGCACAGACATCAGCTATGCGGAGTTGGGTCCAGTTGTCTAACCGCTTTGTCTACTACCACACCAAGCCCTACTTGTTGAAGTGGGCCAGCGATGTTATCGGCGAACGCAGCGACTTCGAGAACGATCCACTCGCACGCTGCATCTCCTACATCCAGACCGAACCGAATGGCACGTTTACCCCTCTGGCGGTAGTCGTGTTGAACCGCTGGACGCATACCAGCGTTGAGGGGTCGATTGCCAGCGATCAGACCACCCGTTGGGCAAGCCGCACTTTCTTTCGCGCTGTGTACGACCACGTGTTCGTCACGCATGCGCGCTTGCGGCTTTCAATGGGGGTGTCGGTGGACAACGTTCCAGCGATAAATATGCATGAAAAGCTCGGTCACGTCCGTGAGGGACTGATGCGAGACCTGTTGGGAGAGGGACGAGACGCGTATCTCTACGGATTCACCCACAGCGATTACAAGGCCAGCAGATGGCACCAATAAGAACAATAAGAGGCGAGTATGGGTGGAAAAAGTTCAAGCGGACCAGCACCGGGTGAAAGCGTCGCGGCCGCGATGGCCACGGCCCAATCGAATCAACTAGCGGCTGAAAGGGCCACAGCAGCGAACCGCGTAGATCAGGTCACGCCGTGGGGCTCACTGACGTACCAGCAGAACGCAGGCACGAAGGTTCCAGACCCTGCCGCGTTCCAGTATGCGTTTGCGAATTGGCAGCAGCACGGGCAGGAAGGCCCGATGCCTACGCCGGATCAGTTCCTGAAGGACAGCGATCCCACGTACACGCAGACGCTGACGCTGACGCCTGAGACGCAAGCTGCACTGGCTGCACAACAGCAAATCCAGAACAACCAATCTCAGCTGGCATTGCAGTTGCAGCAACGCGCGGCGCAGAACTACTCGCAGGACTTCAAGGCACCGCAGATCGCGGACTACCTGAAGGATGTGAAAAGCACTGACCAGACCGCATACAACCTGAATGACTTCTTGAAGGGCGTACCGGGTCTGGACTACAACGCACCCGACCTACAGAAGTACCTCGAAGGCGCGCAGTCCGTCGATACCAACATCAAGACTCTTGACCCCGAGGCTTACAAGCAATACGCGCAAGCGGCCTACGACTCCGCGAACTCGTTCCTTGCACCCCAGTACGCGAAGTCGGAACAGACGCTGCGCGACAACCTGGCATTGCAGGGCTTGAACCCCATGTCGCAAGCCAGTGGCGCAGCTACAGGCAGCTTCTACGACAGCAAGAATCAGGCCTACAACCAGCTTGCCAATCAGTCGATCTTGACCGGCAACACCATGGCGAACAACGACTACGCGTCGTACCTGTCCGGCATGGGCCTCAAGAACAACAGCATCACGCAAGACCTCACGAACCGCTTGCAGACGTATGGTGCTGACCTGACGGGCTACACGACGAAGAATCAGGTTGCACAGCAGGGCTTCCAGAACGCGAACACCCAATACAACGCCGCATTGACGGGTCAAGCAGCGCAGAACACTGCGATCAGCCAAGCCTACGCGCAAGCAATGGCGAAGTACGGTGCTGCCTACGACGCCGCATACGCGGAACGTGCGCTGCCGCTGAATGAAATGAACGCGATGCTGAACGGCCAACAGGTCACAGCGCCAACGTTCAATGGCTACTACCAACAGCAAGTTTCGCCGGGTGCAAACCTCAGCGGTGCGGTTGCTGCTGACCAAGCTAACTCGATTGCAAGCCAGAACGCAAAGAATGCCGCATCCGCAAACACTGCGAAGGGCGTTGCAGGTCTGGCAGGTGCAGGTATCGCGGCTGCGAGTGGCGCTGGTGCTTCGACTATCGGTGTCATTGGTTCATTGGCGGCGATGTTCTGATGGACTTCGCGACGCGCCTTCATGACGTGCTGCACGCGATCCGTGCGGAGACGACACACCTTGACTGGACTGATCGCATTCAGTTCATTCAGCAGCTCGTGTTCATGTACCACGTCATCCGCGCAAGCGAAAACCTTCTGCGTGTTGCCGTTGAGCAATCGGAGAAGGGCACGGAGTTGCATGCGTATCTGGTGGAACACCTCGAAGAAGAACGCGGACACGAAGCGTGGTTGGCAAAAGACCTCCTGACAGCGGGCGTTGATGTCACTCAGACCGTGTGCCCCGTGGAAGCACGCCTGATGCCCCCGTATTACGCGATCTTCCATGAGCATCCGCGTGCATTGCTGGGCTACATGGCAGTGCTGGAGTTCTTCCCGATGAGCCTCGATCTCGTTGAAGAGCTTGAGCGCATGCATGGAGTGGATTTGCTTAGAACGCTTAAATACCACGCGGTGCATGACATCGACCACGGCAACGACTTGCAGGACATCTTGAACAAGTTGAAGCCCGAAGAACAAGAACTAGTTTTCAACACCGCTGTGCAGACAGCACGTTATCACCAGTGTGCTGTGAATCGCATGCGGTAAGAGGAAAGGAATGGCAAACGTAGATCCAAACAATTTCGACTACAACCTGCGTCTAGCGCAGGCGTTGGAGCGTCAAAAACAAGGCCAGAAAATGCTGGACCAGAACCTTGCCACGCCGTTGGATGGGCAGATGGTCAGCGGTCGGTATGTAGCTCCCTCGTGGACACAAGGGCTCGCAAAAGCACTGTCGGGCTACTTCAGCATGAAGGGCATTGACGAAGCAAAGGCAGACCAAAGCAAGCTGTCCGATGACAGCGCAGCAGCACTTGCAAAGTATCTCGGTCAGTACCAAGACGCGCAAAACAGTCAGCCATTCATCGACGCAGCGAAGGCGAACAACACAGCACCATCGGACGGCTACACGTACAAGGACCCCAATGCAGTTGGCCCCACGATGGACCAGCTCAACGGCGTTCAAACCAGCCCAGTTGCTCCGCAGGCCGTGCTTCCACAGCCCATCGACAGCACAACCCAGAACTACAGCGGCGCAGTACCCGGCTACCCAGCTGGTGCGCCCATGTCGAAGGCAGACACCGCGATGGTTGCTCCTGGCGCTGGTGGCGGTCGCGGAGGGCAGGGCGGCCCCACGGCAGCAGAACTGCAAGGCGTGAACGCGCCCGCGGGTGCTTCCGGCAACGCACTGGCTGCGGCCATGAACCGTTCCGTGCTGCAAGGTATTCGCGAGAACGTGCGTCCGCAGGACCGCATTCCCACGTTGGCTGAACGTGCGCAACAGCGTCCGCCAGTCATGCCACAGCAGGTCATTGGCGATCAGCCATCCCCTGCGCTGCAACAACCGACGCCAACCCCCTTGGCTGCACCGCAGGCAGGCGCGGCGATGCCGCAAGCGTCTGGACAACCAGTACCGCCCCAAGCAGCACCAGCAGCGTCTGGCGATGCCGATTTCAACATCAACCGCGTAACGCCCGAACAGCAGGCCGCGTACCGTGCGGTTGTAAATGCGGAAGCCACGAAAGCACAGCAAGCACAGCAGATGGAAGCGATTTTGGGTATGGGCCGTGCTGGTGGCGACACGGGCAAGGCACTCAGTGGCGCTTTGCTTGCCCAGACAGTTGGTACGAAGCCAACTTACGAGAAGCTGGGCGAAGGCGACAAGCTGTACCGCATGGGTCCGAACGGCCCTGTGTTGGTTGCTGATGGTGGTCCGTCTACGAAGGCACTCACCGCGACATTGAAAGCGGCAAGCGATGCTCGCAGTGGCGACCGCGACGACGACAAGTTTGCGTTCGACGCCGCAGCCAAGGTCAACGAGGCCCGCACGAAGCTGGACGCAACGCGACAAGTTGCCGACAAGGCAGAACGTGCCGTGCAGTTGCTCTCGAAGTATGCCCCGACAGGCGGTATCTGGAGCAATGCATACGGCGCCATCGCACGCACAGTCGGCAACGACCAAGCGAACGAAATCGACATGGCTCTTAAAGACCTCGCATTCGGGGACTTGAAGCAGAGTTTCGGTGGCAACCCCACAGAAGGCGAACGCAAGGCACAGCTCGACGTGAAAGCGAGTATCGAGAAGGGTCTTGCTCCAAGCCAGAACAGCTTGAACGTTTTGCTGAAGGGCTACCGCCGTCAAGCAGAGACGCAGCAAAAGGACCTCGACACGTACACGGGCATCTATGACCAGTACCGCACGAGAAAGGCACCACAGAAACAACTTGACCCGACAACAAAGAGCTTGGTTGACGAGCACTTTCCGACGCGTCGCTAAGGAGAGGCTATGGCAAATGACAACGTAAACAGCTTCGTCGGCCAGTACGGCGATGCAGCAAAGCGCGCGGGGCAAGCCTTGGGCGTTGACCCAGCTTTGATTCTGGGTCAATGGGGTCTAGAGACAGCGTGGGGCAAGAAGATCATTCCCGGCACGAACAATCTCGGCAACATTAAAGACTTCAGTGGTGGTGGCGTCACAGCCAAGGACAACCAGAACGGAAGCGTGGACAAGTACCGTGCTTACGAATCCGCTGATGCAGGCGCTGACGACTTCGCGAAGCTTCTGCAGAACAAGCGCTACGCGGCTGCACTCAACACTGGCAACGACGCCGCCAAATACTTTGGTGGTCTGAAAGCTGGTGGCTACGCGGAAGACCCGCTGTATGTCGCTAAGGGCACGAAGGCCGCAGAAATGGTGCGTGCCGTGATGGGCGGAGGTGGCGCGCCAGTGCCAAAAAGCGTGGCTGATCCTCTTGCACCATTCCAAGCACAGTACGGTGACTTGATCGCTGAAGCGCAGTCGCGCGGCTACACCCCTCAAGAGATTGCGGGCAAGCTGGGTGCACTGGGCAAAGAAGCAGTGCCAGCGATGGACATGAATGCGGTGCAGTCCAGCATCGTCAAGGACGTGAACGACCGCTTGCCACCCGAAGCGATCTTGAAGAAGCTCAGCAACGGGCCTGCTGCTGATCTCATCAGTACGGCATTCGACCGTGGTTACTCCGCAGACGAGATTGTTGCCAAGCTGGGTGGCAAGGCTGTGACTGACATGGTTTCAGCACGCGAGAAGGTTGCGGATCAAGGCGCTTTCAAGACCGCATGGGACGGCGCGGGCTACGAGTTGAACTCGCTGGGTCGTGGTGCCCAGCAGATCGCAGCCGGTCTCGCTGGCAACGATGCGCGTGTGCAGGAGCTGCGTCAAGCAAAAGCAGCAGCGGAAGCCGATCCTGAATACCGCGCAACGATGGAACGCGGCGCGGGCGTCGTGGGCGCAGCAGCTCCAGGTCTAGCAGTGGACGTGGGTGCAGCCGCGCTGACGGGTGGTGGCTCCTTGGGCGCTACGGTTGCACGTCGCGCAGCAGTGCAGGGCATCACGAACGCGGCATACGGCGCACTGGGTGACACGGCACAGGACGGTGACCGTCTCAAGAACGCAGCAGTACGAGGCGCAATCGGCACAGCGGGCAGTCTGGGTGCTGATGCACTCGCGGCGGTTCCGGGCGCACTCATGAAGGGTGCTGGATCGGTGGCCCGTGGCGGTCAGTCAGCAGAAGATCTCGCGGCCAAGATTGCCGCATACGAGAAAGCTGGCATTCCGGTCAGTGCAGCCGATTTGTCTCCCACACTGGGTGCGGTCAACGATGCAGCGGGTAGGGTTCCGTTCGGTCGTGCGCTGGGTGGTGCAGGCAACGGCGAAGTTCAGCAAGAAGCACTGGCACGCGCAATCACGCGCGGGTTTGGTCAAGACGCAGGCACCCTCGACAGCAGTGTGATTGCCAAGGCCCAGAAGGATTTGGGCTCGAAGTTTGACGACGTGTTCAACGGCGTCGTGGTCAAGCCGTCGAAGGAACTGGGTGAAGACCTCGCGGCCATTCTCAAGAGGGAAGGTGACAACCTCCCATCCCTGCAAAGCAAAAAGGTTCAAGACGTGGTCGCGGAGCTGAAGGCAAGTCTGGAGAAAGAGGTGCCAGCTACTCAGTTGCAAGCTCTGCGATCACGGATTGGCAAGCAGGCAAGCGGCCTTTCCGTTGACCCCATCGAGAAGGACGCACTGAACAGCGTCAAGAGCGCTATTGATCGTGAACTGGAACGCGCAGTGCCAGCGGATCGTGTTGGTCTCTACAAAGAGGCTAACAACCAGTGGCGTCACCTCCAAGCTGCAGAAAACATGGTCCGCAACAGCAATGACACGGGCGTGTTGACTGCCAGCAAGATTGCCAGCGCAATCAAGCAAGGGCGCAACCGTTCAGCTTTCGAGCGCGGCGAAGCCCCATACCAAGATGTGCTGAAGATGGCGCAGGGGTTGCCCAAGGAAGGGGCGGAAACCGGTCTGGGTGCTGATGATGTGTTGAAGCTGGGCGTCATGGCCGCGCATCCCGCGTCGTTCGCAGCAGTGCCACTCGCAGCCGGCGCACGTCGCTTGCTTCAGAGTACCAACCCTGCAATCCGCAACCGACTGTTGGGTGTCCCCGTCGAGCAATCAGGCAGCGGCAATGCATTGGCTACAGCTCTTGCAGCACAAGCACCGAAGCAGCCCACACAGGGTGTTGCCCCTCAACAGGCGGCACTCGCAACAGCGTTGGAACAACGCGCAGACCAAGCGGCAAAGATCGCTGGCCTGACGCCTGCCAATCCAGCACCCCAAGCAGCAGCGGCACCCGTTGTTGCACCACAGGACCAAGCAGGGGCATTGGCAAGCGCACTGGCGCAGCGTCAAGCCGCTAACCAACCAGTGTTCAAGGGGCAGGGCACAGGCCCGCAAGGCAACGCCAACTGGTGGAGATCACAAGCAAGCCGAAAGGGACTCAGCGAGGAAGCCAGACAGAGGTTTCTCGCGAAGGCCACAGAGCTTGAGAAGGGACGTCAATAACGCGTTTCCCGATAACTAGAAGAAGAATAAGAGGAAACGCGCAATGCCACGTTCATCAGGTCAGTACACAACGCCGTCATCGGT